CTTCTTTGCTCGACAAAAGAAAGCGCTTTGCCCTACTCGCCTCTATCCTGTCACTGTCAGCCGTGTCCTTTATGGCCCTTGTTATAACCTCAGCGGCAAGTTGCCTGTATGGCTCCATGTGCTTAATAAGACCATCATGGAGATGTTTGCCTTTGAAATTAGGGCAAGAGTCGCCAGTTGCTTTTAAGCATTGCTCCGGGTGTCCGTCGTCAATTTCGAGCCTTAGATCATAATGCTGACACCTTACAGTGTAGTCCTCCCGGTAACAGCATTTTCCCCGGTTCATTTTTATGTCAACAGGCTTTCCGCGTTTCTTTGGCGGCTCACCTGTCCCGATGTATTCGGTGTTCGTTCGTTTCTCTCCTGGCCTTAACCATAAATCAGGGTTGCTTTCTCCCCAGCTTTTGACCCTTATATAAATTCCTTGCCTTGAAATTTTTATACCGAGATTCTTAAAGGTGCTTTCGACTTCAAGGATGTTCATATCTCCTTTTGTCGTTTTGTAGACCTTCATTGCTGTTTCTGCTTCAAGACTCCTCCGGAACGCCAGAAATGATTCTTTGTCCCGGTATCCTTTCTTCCACGTGGCGTAAACTTTCCCCTCTGTCAAATTAAGTTTTACGGCAACTTTTCGCAGCGTAAGCTCTCTATTATCCCATAGTATGGTGTGCATACTGTCAACCTCCTATCCCGTATTCTGCAACTGTAACAAGGGTGGCCCACGCTGCCAGCGTTGCGGCTATGAAGCATATAAATGATGCTATTATTTTTTTGTTTCATTGTTTCTCCATTATGTAAATTATTTTAACCTGATCCACCTGAATGCGTGGTGGCTCCCATGTGAAGCAATGGTATTGAATCAGCGCGTATGCTATTAGCCCGGCCATAGCTCAACTCCTTTTTATTGGTTATGAACATATGCTGACTTCCACGTTGTCCTATACGAAGCTATTTTAAAGTTCTAATACTAAAGCTTACGAGCTTCTAAAAAGCTCATATAGGACAACGTGGAGCTCCTTTTTTTGTAACGATTTCAGCTAGTTAGGTATTATGATAAGCTTTGAAAGCAGCCAATAAGTTTCTTTGCGCCGTACTTTTACCTTCTAAAGCCTTAGCGACAGCTAGGTCAATCGTTTCGTCCATAATCAGGCGGTGCACAATTACCCCATGCTTTTGCCCTTGTCTATATAGACGGCCAGTCAACTGAATGTATTGTTCTAAAGACCACGGTAGGCCGTACCACAGAAGTATATGCCCGCCGGCCTGTAAGTTTACGCCATGCGACAAAGAAGCCGGGTGGCAAAGCATGAGCGGTATGGATCCAGAGTTCCACTGTTGTATGTATTCTGACGCCTGTTTCGCCGTAGTACCACCGGCTATTACAGGAGCAGCGGGAAATGCTTGTCGTATCGTGGCCAATTCTCCCTTGAATTGTATCGCACATAGTATAGGCTGCCCCGCAGAAGTCTCGACCAATTCTTTCAAAGCGCTTAATTTTACCGTGTGAAGCGTATGCCATGTTCCGTTCTCCTCATATAAACCGCCCTGAATAAACTGCCTCAATTTCATACCCAGCTGGGCGATCTGGGGCGCTTCTATTTCGACACCGTTTTCTAGAGCTAGAAAGAATTCCGTTTCCAGCTGCTTATACTGCTTAGTTAGCTTCAGGGTCAACTCACATTTTATATCATTATACGTTAGACTGGGCATTTCTAAATAGTCTTCAGCAGCTAGCCTAAAAGTTATAGGGGCAACAGCATCTATTATGTCTTGACGCTTTTCAGGCGCCACTTCATATTGGGTAAACGGCATGCCAGGGTAACTAAAGGACCTGCAATATCGCCGCCGAAACTCTGAAATATTTTTGCCTAACCGCTTTCCCCCGTCCAATAAGGCATATTGAGCCCATAGCTCTTGTAGCGAATTAGGAGCTGGGGTGGCTGACAAGCAGATCGCATAGTCTCGCCATAAGGGCTTCATTTTGCTTAGCAATTTGAAACGCTGAGTACTATGGCTCTTACACATCGATGACTCGTCATAGATTATAGCCCGCTTGACCCAGGAGCCCTGTTGCTTAGCTAACCACGGAAGCCCTTCATAATTCATAAGCAATATATCGATATTCGAGGACCCCGCTAAGGACTTAGTATTGCCGTGTAATACCCTAAAACTTAGGTCAGGAGCCCATTTCTTAATCTCAGCTGGCCAGGATGAATGAATAGTACGTAAAGGGCCTAGTACAAATAGCGGCACGCCTGTTTGTTTTGTTAGGGATAACGCTACTGCAGTTTTACCAGTACCCATATCCATAGCCAAAAAACACGCCGGATTAGCTAAGCAAAACTCAACGGCGCGCGCCTGATAGCCGTGCAGCTTAAGCTTTGTCATAGCGAAATCCTTTGCCTCTTGGCTGCCTAGGCTTGCCACTCGGCTGCAGATTCTTATACTGCACCTCCAACACTTGTCCGATATACTGGTCAGGGTTCTCGAAAATTTCGCGCCGTAAGGCATAATCAAAGTCCTTAAGGGTACCACAACGGCATTCAAGTCCATTGAAATCGATAATGAATCCCCCGAGGATACCTGACATTTTGCCACAGCCCTCGTATATGTCCAGTATTCGACAGTCCTCGGATTTTATAGGGACTTCTCGCATCCAGTCATAGTTGCGGGTATTCGAATACTCGTGGCCTAAGGACTTCCATACCGACCCTTCTAGCCCCACAGCTAACCAACGATAATGAAGGTCCCAAAAGCCCTGTAAGGACTCCACCTTGTAGTGCGGGATTCGATAAAGCACTCCAGGAATTTCTTTAGGCCTCCGCATTAAGCGGTCTCTAAGATTTCCCGGCGAAGGCATATCGATTATATACGCGCGGGCGGTTGGAACTGCCTGGTGGTTTCGAATTAGCCCGCTCAGCTTGTTAAACTCCAAGCCCGGTACTACGAGTTCCATATCCACCGGATATTCACAAGTCTTAAGAGCGTCGATAATGTGGTCCATGCCTCGAATAGGTTTGCCTTGACGGCTTACCAAAAGCCGCTCCCCGGGGTAATAGAACCCACGGACTCCGTCGTATTTAGGCCCGACATATCCTGGGCGAAATCGGCGTTCTTCAAAGTCTTTGCAGTTCCTGACCATGTGGTTATATCTTGTATCCATTTATCTACTCCTTCTTTTCCATAAACAATATGAGCTCGAGCCCCGGTTGCTCTAATTTTACGTCGCTCACGCCTTTGTAATACTGATTCGACGCCGTCAGTAGTTTTACACTCGACTAGCATAATGCTCCCAAATAAAAAAACTATTCTATCTGCCCCGCCTCTCCTGCCGATATAGGCGAACTTGCGAGTGAAGCCGCCTAGCTCCTTTACCTTAGCGTCTAAGTAGACCTCGACAGCTGCTTCCGCTTTGCCCATAGTTTAAGCGCCTCCGTATCCCTTGCGCCACATAAAGCGCGATAACGACTATGTATTCGGCTTACATAGCTCGGCCGATTTTCTCCAGTTAGCTCCGCATATAGTAAAATTAATACCTCGGCTAGCGATTGGCGACGTCGCAGTTCTCTGGCCAGTTGGGTTGTACTTTGCATACGTAGCCTAAGGTCGACCCTTTGCTCCTCTGTTAATGTGATCCGATTAAGGTGCGCTTCAATCATTTCTTATACCTCGTTCCTATATAGCCTTCCGCCGCGAGGGGTAGTCCAGCAGCCCATGGTGGAAGTGTACATAAGCTTTTGTTGAATAGCTTTAGAGTTTCGGGGCCTATAGAATCCGGGCCTTCGCCTATAGCTTCATCATGAACAGTTCCGAGAAGGTCGATATACGGCATCTTCCGAGATATCTGCACTAAGCCGTAGGCCATGATATCGCGAGCTAAGGCTTGGATTACATTCTCTACTATACGCCCTGGTATAAGCTTAAGGCGAGACCATTTCTTGGTATATGGGTTAGTACCATAATGCCCTGGAGCTACGCCGTAAGTATCTGATTCAAGGTAAGGGTCCTTGTAAAATAGATTACGCCCCGATGGCAATGTTAGCAGCAGCCATTTGTTCCCGGCGCGGCATTTGACTACCCTGAACGTACAATTATGATAGGTGTGATAGCTGCCTGGAACTTGAATCGCCGATACACAGGCATCTTTGAGTTTATACCAAAGGTTCTTAACGGACGAATACCGATCCCTGAATGCGTCTACAGCATGCTGCGCTTCACGGAGCTCCATATGGACATTCCAGGTTTTTGCGGTTTCGACGAACCGTTTTGCGCCCATGCCGTAGCCGCAGCCTAGGATAATAATCTTTCCAATCTGTCTTTCGCCCTTGGTAACGTCGGCAGGGGCCTTCTTATACAAGAAAGCCGCCATATCGATATACTGGTCACCCCCTGTCCTAAATAGTTCTAAAGCCCCTTCGTCTCTAGCTACCCAAGCTAACAATCTATTCTCTATAGAGCTATAATCCGACACTATTAATTTACGCCCGTCAGGGGCTTTAATCATGGGCCTAATTAAAGCTTTAGCTATATTGACAGGATCATCAACAGGTTTAAAATCAACGAAACGGCTAATATAGCTCTCAGGGTCATTAACCGAGGCCCGCGGCAAATTTTGGAGCTGAAAGCCTCGGCCAGCCCAGCGACCAGTAGAAGTACCATAGTACTGCAGATTATTAAATACGCGTCTTTCATATACCATGTCCTTAATCTTCTGGTATTTAGCCGTTGAACTTCTCCCGATGGTTTGGCGTAACACAAGCATTTCTCGTACGGCGTCAGGCAAGTCTTGCTTCAAAAGGGCTTCGACTGTCGGGGCTGTTAGGTTGTCTACATGAACTCCTTTACTGGCCATCCAGCTTTTTAATTTAGCTACTTGCGTAACTTTCTGTACCTGGCCAAGGGAAAGCTCTGGCACTCTTCGCGTCATTTCTTCAGAAAAACTAGTTATATAGTCCAGAATTTTTTCTACGGCGAGTTCATCTACCGGCAACCCGGCTAAATTCATGCGCTGCGTTAGTTCCCAATACTCCTGCTCACTGTCCGACAGCTTACTACTCGGAAGAGCGCGTATGAGCTCATATGTGGTATTTACATCGTCTCGGCAGTACTCGTAAAACAACATTAAGTCATTATGGGAGTAGTCGATACCGTGCCTAGGCCTTGCTCCAGCCCTAGTCGGGCAACATATCTTTTTAATTAGCGCAGCTCCTGTTTTTTGTTTCTGGATAGGCAGAGATAGCACTTCACCAGCTTTAGCTAACCCGCCCGGTAGGGTATACCGATTTGCGAGCGCTTGAGTATCTACAAGCTGGTTTAGCTCGAGCTCCGGAAACCCGTAGTTACGCCCTAGGACGTTCCAAGCAAGGTAGTCAAATAGAATGTTATGGCCGTAAATGTTTCCGCTCATGCTAAATTCGGCCGCCGGAAAAGGCAATGCCGGCGTCCATAGCTTTGTGGGCTCATCGTCAATTTTATAAGCCATACAGACCATATCAGCTTCAGGGTCGTGCATATACTTATATGACCCGGCGCTGATAGGCGTAGGGCTATAAGTTTCAAAATCGATTATTATCATTCGGTTCTCCCGTATTGCGTTTCCATTTCGATAATAGTGTTAATGAAACTTTGCACCGCAGTAAGTACAGCGGGCGTCTCTTTAGCGGGGAGGTTTTTTATTACAGCCTCCAAATACGCTATAGATTGCCCTATATCTTTATGCGTAGCAAATAGATCGCACCGTAATTCTTTAGCTATTACTCTTTCCATACTAACCTCATATCCCGCCCACCGCCCTTAAGTTTTTTATTGTATACCAATCACAATTTTAGATTGGCAGAACATATCAGATAGGACTTGCTCTTTGGCGCCTTCTGATATCCCTTCTAGCTGAAGTAATTCGCCCAGTAAGAAACATCGCCGGGCGAATTCAGCTTTGTCAGCTCTACTGGAGATTCTCGTCTGCGACAGCAAGCCCTGCGAATGCTTCTTCTGCATTTACCCTCCCGTCAAGTCGATCTCCGTCCTTCACGAACATCACGTTATTAAGGCCACAGCCAACACCTTTAGACTTTGTATCGAAGGGGTAAAAATTAATGTCCACATGGTAAAAAGCTCCTGAATACAGACAAGAATTGTCCATAAGAGGATTTCCGTCAGGCCCTACGATTCCAGGCTGGCCAGACTTTTGGTTCGCGTTCACATACATATGCCCCTTATAATGGGCAGGACGCTCGTCAGCCGCATGCTCTGCGGTACCATCATGTAACGGCTGTTTAAAATTGGCGGAAGTAGTATTGGCTTTGGTAAACTTTCCTGCCGCGATACCCTTGTCCTCTGCCGCGGCGATAGCCGCTTTTACCTCATCAAGCTGAGGATGGCTATTAGGGATCATTATACACATGGAATACCCCCCATGCTGGTTAGTTTCTGCTAAAAATACCCAATCGCATCTAACGTTCTTTATAATCATTTTTTTGCTCCTAAAAGTTGGTCTAATTTCTGATTAATGGTTTCTAAAAGGTCTTCAGCCGGCGCCTCCTCTTCACTGAAGTCTTGGTCAATATGACGTCGGCGGTTATTCGCCATTATATCATTAAAAACCGAATTTAAGTCGGCTGGAGTTATATCGAAAGCTTCTCCTATATGGTGCAAAAAGAATAAGCAATCGACTATCTCCCGCATAACGTTATATCGGTCTACAAAAGGCTCTTCCATCCGTAAGGGGTCTCTAAAAATTTTCCAGGCAAAACTATCCTGGAGTTCCGCAACTTCCATAAACAATGCATTACACATAGCGGTTGCTCTAAAAATCTTATCTTTAGCAGGGGCTCCGGCTAAAGAGCCGCCGTTTACGGCGTTTGAGAAATCCGTCATTGCTTGCCAATGGCTAATCATGACATACCGCCTCGAATACTTTAGCCAGATCTACCTTAGGGGTCCGTACTTCAAATACGGTTTCATTCGTTGTTACTAGCTTATCTGGAGCCGGAATATATTCCCAAATGTCATCACCGTTCGAATCTTTCTTATGCGTATTTTCGTATACCTGTCGGTTAGTCGCCATGCGAGTCTCTAAGCGGACTACCATTACTTTGTACTCTACGGATACAGGGGCTTCGTTTGTCATTTTAGGTCTCCTAAACTTTTTATCGGGTATAAGGGGAGCCACACGTCATACGCCCCTGGTTACATTTACCGGTAGGATAACAGTATGGCCCGCAGCAGTCAGCAAATTCTGGCCAGTAGTCATAAACGGCGCTCCATACTTTGGCAGCTACCGTTTGCATTTCCGGAACGTTGCGCTTGCATAGGCGCTGTTGAAAAAAGTTCAATAAGGACCTGGCGTTTACTGTCCAGATAATGTTAACTGCAGCTGCATTTGCTAATAGCTGCCGGGCCTCGTAAATCGGTACCCCATTCGCTACCATTTGCACATAGTCTCTAATGCCTATCTCAAGGGCCGATGCCACGCCTCCTTCTGCGTGACTAAAATCAATAAAGGGCTCTGCGAATTCGTCGACGTGATCCGGATGTACCACCATAGGCATATCTCGATAATCGGTATAATGCTGCGACGCGCTAGTAAAGCTACTCATCCGATGGCGCGTCAATTGAGCCAGCAAGCTGCGAGAAACCCCGAGTATCGAGAAGGTCATGGAGACATGCTCGAGCAGACTCGTGTGCTGGGCTTGAATTAAGTATTCTAATGAACGTCGTGAGCACGGCCCTAAGGACTCTATCTCGGCATTCATTGTCAGGTTCATCGCGGTTTTCACTAGGTCTGACGGCCTGCTGGTCGTCCGTAGTAGCTGAACTTTGATATCGTCGTATGTTTGTAGTTTCATTATTTTCTCCAAAAAAGTGAAGGAACATGCAATTGCACATGGCATGGGCTAAATGGGGTAGCCCACTTTCTTCGTCTCGATACTGGCCACTGCGATAGCTTTCAATATGGCGCATAAGGGCTGCCGTGTACCTAGCTTTAGGATTAGGCACTAGGCGCCATCCGTTTTCTTCGTATTTCTGAGCGCCCATAGTCAATACTGCAGCCAGGTCTCTCAGGGCCGCGGGGTCGATTAGGTCATACCGTAGTTTCCCTTCGTCGTATTTGTTTCCCTTGGTCATAATCGCGTTTAGAATAGGGTTAGAAAATAGCCATTAAGCCAGGCTTAATGGCTATTTATAGCTCTGTTATAGCGCCGTTATAGCGCCGTTATTCTCGTATTACAGCAAGTCTTCGTCAGTCTCTTCGATATTGCTATCGTCGTCTGAAGCGACCTCATCCATCAAAGCGCTACAACGCTCATATTCAAGGTTCGCGAGCTTGAGGTTAATTTCAGCCAAGTCGCGGCGAAGGGAGGCTTCTTCGCTATCAGCATTGTCTTCTGCGCGTGCAGCGGCGGAAGTCAGGGCGTTTTCACAGCGAGTCACGCGTTTCCGGGCAGCTTCAAAACGCTCAGCAGGAGTTTTCTTCGACGCAGCCGATGGGCGTGCGGCAACTCGAGTAGCCTTAAGCTCTTCCGCTTCGCTGTGGGTAGCAACAGACATGATGCCATCTTCATTTGTAACCGGACTCATAGCTACATTCGAATACTTGGCAATATTACTCATGGTCGACAGGTAAGAGGCCAGGGAGCCTGCGGTGCACCCAACGGCTTCTTTGATTTCGTCACGAGTGTATTTGCCAGCAGACACCATTTCGATTACTTGTTCTTGTTTTGATACGTTTTCGCTCATGATATTCTCCTTAAGGATTGAATTTTAGGGACTACCCCTTTAAACAGTATATAGAATTATACGCTGTTTATCTCTCGTTGTAAACGATTATTTTGCTTACAACGAGAAATAAATAGCTTTTTAACTCAATTACAGTTTCGTAATCGCTGTACAGAATTTTATACTTCTAGCCCTTTAAATATTTCACTGGCGGTTCTAAAAGAAATCGCTGGGCGTTTGTCACTTTCCTCCACTAACGTAGGCGACCCTTCTGGTTTTTCTATGAGACTCTGAAACCGCTCTGAGGCCTTGAAGGACCTATCCAACTTCTCAGCTTTGGCCGGGGATATCAACTTATGCTCAAATATTTCATCGAATTCGAGACCATTAGCTAATAAACCCTCTATTGTAGCCTCTTGATCGGCTGCCCATTTTCGTATACTGCGCCCGGCGACTAACTTATATCCTGGCCAGGAATCCCCAGCTTGGAGCATGTGCTGTATATGTGCCCCAATATCTTTTATATAACGATCCAGCTCCTTAGCTCGCGCGTAAAGCTTTGACAGCTCTTCTTTAGTCACCTGGTCTGGAATCTTTGCAACAGACGCAAATACATCCGCCGCCGTAGTATTGGCTTTATTGTAGCGAGCTCTGCATTTCATTTTTGCCGGACACCAACGACACGCTTTAGGCTCTGGATTAAATCGAGGAATATCTCCTACAGCTTCAGTACATCCAGGTATTAAGCGACCGTTAATCCACTGTATGAGCTGTTTAGGGCTTAACTCGTGAGTGTCGTAAGAATCCAGACGAGGCTGAATACAATGGATTACTATACTCTCGAACTGCTGTGCGCCTTGGTGATTAACCGCAGCCCCTGCAGCATAAGCATAAAGCTGATCGTTATCTTCTGCATACACTGGAACCCCTTGGCCAAACTTCCAGTCAACCACGTGTAATGCCGTGTTGGTCGAAAAAATCAGGTCGCAGGTTCCTGAGCACTCATATAATGAGGCGTGCCATTCTTTTAAATATACGCGTTTTTCAACCCGCTGGGTAAATCCCGGCTGCCCAGATAGCGAAGCTTTTAAAATCTCGTAATAATTGTAAGCGTCATTTACGGCATTCATCTGGTCAAGATCCAATTCTGGGCCCTTCCATTCTTTATCTACAATGAGGCTTTCTACTCGGGCATGTAACATTGACCCTTCTTCTGCATACGGCGATTGTTGCTCTTCTTGTTCGTCTTCACATTGTTTACCGAACTTATAGCTGCCGGGGCAAGTGATAATTCGGTGCAGTCTCGATGGGCTTAACGGAGCGTGTTCATTTGGCGGAAACATAATTATCCTCATAGTAGCTTAAAATTTTATTTATAGTCTGGGCCGGGCTATCAAACCCAGTAGCAACCTGGCCTAAACGCATATACAGCTCGACGGGTACCCTAATTATCTGGGACTTAGCATTTCTCTTTTTCGAATACTCGCGATGGTAAGCTTTTAATTCGTCTTCAGTCATATTTTAGGCTCCTATTAAATGGCTTTTTTTAAACGGTGTCCAACCTTCCACATGATTTGCTGCAGTTTTGACTGTTTTACCTTTCCGTTCCTCTTTGGAAATCCACCGGCGAACCGCAGCTTGGTCTTTGCTTAGGCCGTTGTATTTACCAGGCTGACCGTCTTCTCTATGAAAATAGCGGTCATACTTCGTGTCGTACCTTAAAAAATTCGTGCTGTCCATCTCAACCTCCTGTTTTATTTATGCCATCTCTGGGCTATAGTAGAGCGGTATCCGAAAAAATACCCTCGTTTATATACCTGAGCTTCATACATCCTGTCGTATAGGAGTTGTTCTTCTGCCCAGGACAGCTGCACTTCTTTTACCGGGCCTAATTCTTGGCGCGTATTTGCGTACTTGGATCGTCGCATCATGGGCACGCCTAGCGAAGGGGCTGCGGATTTAACTTGATTAGTGTCGACAGCTATATCTAATGTCAGCATGGAACCTCCTGTTTTACTGAACTCTGAACTTCTTTTAAACCCTACAATTATATTATAACACAATAATTATATTCCGTAAACGATAAAACGCACCAAGCTCAAGCTTTAAGCGAGTTTTACAAGGCATATTAGATTTCAGAAATACAGGGGTTCAGGCGGAGTTTCGGTTTAAGCTATACCATATCTTTCTCGAATGGCGCTTCTTTGGCGCGTAATGGCGGCATAACATAGCCAGACTGCTTTACTTTACCATGACTTCTATATTTAGCCATTCCATATTCGATTGTCCAGTTTCCGTAGGGTATAAAGTTTTTCATCGTCCCTGACCACTTGCCAATTTGGCGTTGCAGAATATGCTTTAGAGCGGCCGACGAGGGCTTTTCACCGGTGGCTAGATATATGGCTTCAGATATATCTTTTAATTTGTGTAACTTCGCATAGTCTATATTGCCAGAGCTCCTTGTATACAGCTCAATGTCGAATTCCGCGCTGAAGTCGTATACTTCATGTATCTGTAAGTCTCCTCCCGACTGTAATCCTCGCTCGCTGTAATTCATGTCGTTGGTCAAAGCCTCTTCTTCTTGGCTGAGTTTCCATAAGTCTGGTTGCTCTCGCTTAGCGGTGGCCAGGAACTCATTGAGCAATTCTTGGTATACCTTGACCATAGGGATTTTAGCTTGTGTTGAGGTGTCGCAAAACTTTACCGGTATAACTTGTATGCGCCGGTTGCCGTTACTCGATATCTCGAGCTCCTGGGCATTAGTGGTTCCGAAAAATATACATTTTCTAGGTACTTGTACTGGCCTCTGTGCATACAGCGGTCGATATGCATCATGAGACTGAACTAAAAAGCTCTTCAGCACTCCATCAGCGTTCTTCATAAACTTATTACCGCTGATAAAGGCTTCAATTTCGTCCTTCAGCCATATTTGGCATACTCCAGCTTCCAAAGATACTTCTTTGGCGCTTTTGGTTAACTCAGCCTGACTAGGAAATATGTATCCGCGTAGCGCCGGCGTGAGTAGCTGGGTAATCCAAGTGGACTTTCTAGTATTCTCTCCTCCCTGTAGTATAACTACCCCCGTACTCTGGCCATACTCTCCCTTGTAATAATGCGCTCTAATAATGCCCATGAGATTTTTCTTCATATATGAACGATACAGCGGTTCCATCGGCCGGTCATGAGGGTGCAGTTCCAGAGTTTCCCACAAGGCTTGAAACCAACTAGGACCCGAGCTGGGCAAAGGATCCGTTGCTTGGGCTTCGTCAATCCATTCTTTGATCGGATTATATTGTTCCGCCCCTTGGTTTATAAGCCATTTTGTCGCTGTATTGGCTTGTTGGGCCGTAGCTTTATTAATCCCGTTGGACTGGGCGAAATAATGGATATCACTTTCAATGGCTGAGCGGTCTAAATAGAGCTGTTTGAAGTACCTATCGGTAATCTGTTTAGGCCCGTGTATGCGATAGTCCTTCGTAATTTCGTTCTGCTGTACTTCGAGACTAAATTGGGCTATCAGGGCTTCCCAATTTAACAGCGACGTGGCGTCTGGTATGTCGGATATTATCATCTTTCCGTCTTTTCCTTTGACCATAACCGGTTCTGGCCAGATGGGTTTAACGGCAGACGCTAGACGAATCAGCGTCAGGTGCGTGAGATCGTGCCCGTCATATTTCGGTGCGTTATCTCTGTACTTCTGCCTTATGGTCTGTTCTCCGTCGTTGCTACCCCGCAGCGACCATTCTACGAACAGGTCTTCTCCTTCCTGGGTCATGGCTAACGCTTTTGCTGCGTAGTGTACAGCCGCCGCCATATATTGCCAGTGCATATAGTCTTCAGGGCTAGTTATCGGAGGATTGAAACTGGCATATGCACGATTCATAAGGGGCTGTAACGGCGATTCTGACAGGTTAGGCGGAATTTTGGTTAGCCACGTCTCTAACTGCGCCAGCGTATATGTCGGCTGAGATAACCCAGTTTTCTCAGGTTTGAGGCTAGACAGCGGAGTAGGCACTCTATGGCTTTTCAGAGCCATAGATTCTATCAAGTTTGGCGAAATCTCCGATACAGACGCTGTGCTTATAGGGTGCATATGTCCCGTAACTGTTACAAACTGATTCCGGATAAAGACGCTACCTTTAAAATCATTAGTTGCTTTATCTTGGTCTTTACGATGGGCTAACCCCTGCTTGTCAGTTAAATAATAAATATGCAAGCCCTGACCAGAGGGAGAGATTTCTACATATGTCGGTTTCACGTCTAGCAGCGTTTTTATCATTAGGGGTAAATCATCTACGGTACAATTTTGGGGTAGATGGTCTACATCGATACAAATCAACTTATCATTCGGTGTTAAGCACAGCCCAAAGTACTGGCCAGTGGTGAGCGCAGATGAAACTACGCTGAAAGGCTTCATATTGGAAGGCGATCTAGGACCGCCCACCGGCCTTTTAGCGGTCGTTATTACGGCTCCTAATGGGTCTGTTGATCCCGGGATATAGCAAGGGTTCCACTGGTCCAATGCTTTCAAGGCATGTGGGATGGCTGTGAAGCTCCACTTTTTAGGGGCGGGATTAGCCTCATTAGTTTCAGTATTCATTAGGCAAGTGCCTCCAGTACTTCGGGGATTGACCACCGGGACAATCGAGCTTGGCTTGTGTAATAACGGATTGCTCCTATAGTAACGTTGAAATGCTGCGCAATTTGTAGTTCTGGGACTCTCGCGTAGTACAATGTCTGAATTTGTTGTACTTGTTCATCAGTTAATTTGCGTCTTTTGTCTGGTATTTCGCTGGGCGTTTTATTAGCCATTGGGTCCTCCAAAAGGCTTGGGTTGTTGATTTTCCTTAATCGTATAAAATAATTATAGTATACAAAAAAGAGTTTGTAAACGCTTTTTTTATATAATGAAATCAGCTACTTATGAATAGGGTAGAAAAAGAGAGCTTTTTTTCGTAATAAAATCAGCTACTTATAGGCTCAAAATTTCAATTACTTCTACGCGTTTAAAAAGGTTTTTCCGGCGTCGTAAGTACTTGTTTTTATTAAGTAATCGGAAATCTTTAGGTTTTAGGTAGGCCTGTTTGCAAAGCCTTATATATACGAAGGGGCCTATTCTATATATATTTAAAATACGTATTTCCTATATACCTATATTATTTATAAATATATGAAAATACTAACTTTTTTCTTGTGGTTTTGGTCGGATTTTCTACCTATAACCCCTTTCTACCTAAATTACATATCTATGACCAAAATCGAGCCCTGAGCTGCTGAGAACATCCCTCTGGCCGAGCTGGAGACGCTGTGGCTATCTTCTTGGCCAAGCTGGAGACGCTCTGATACTGCAATACTCTGATACTGCAATACTCTGATACTGCAATACTCTGACACCCAGGCAAGCAGTGCGGCTATTCACCATGGTCAGGAGCCTCTGTTTTAGAGCCACGCAATTCGGAAAATCTTCGTACGGGCCAGTAGGCATACAGCCTATAGTATGAGGTACTCAGGCGGACAGGCTAGGGCTCTCAGGCTAGGGCTCTCAGGCTAGGGCTCTCAGGCGGACAGGCTAGGGCTCTCAGGCGGACAGGCTAGGGCTCTCAGGCGGACAGGCTAGGATAGTTTGGTGGGGGTATTAAGGTGGGTAATATGCCAGAGCTTCAAAAAAGTACCCCGCAGCGGCTTTCACCGAGCGGGGTAGAATCTCAATAACAGCTAGCGCCGTACACGAAGTAGGCTATTAGAGCCACTGTATATACATAGTGCATTACTTAGCTATCGGATTGTATGTGTCAGTACCTGCCACACGTTTGCCAACGATACCGATCGTCTCATGCGTGGAGTCAACATATTCAACTCTCCAATCGCTTTTCGACCAGCAATGCGTCTTGACCGACGCGAAGCTGTTCTTGACTTTCTCTTCGGGTCGTGGGTCATTTGGGTAAAGCATTTCAATTGCATCCACAACTCTCATGCTATACCCATCGGCCTGAGACAGGGCGTTTAACAGTTGTTCGTGCTTGGCTGCTCCGCCGGCGTTGCCTGCTACTTTCGTTTCTTTTGTATTAATTTTGATGTCTTTCATAGTGACCTCCTTGGTCGGTTAGTAGGTACGATATGTACCAATAAAAAAAATAAAATCAAAAGAATTAGATAGAAACCATGAACGATATTATCATGGTCATCCATGCTATGCATGTGATTATGGCTCTTATCATTTGCGGTACTCTTTAATACGATTGTCGCTGACTGCGCTCTTGATGTGCTCAGCGATGCAGCGTGATACGAAGTCTTCTATGAATTGTACAGCGTCCTTAGCCTCTTTGTCACTTAGCTCGATAGTCATGTCTTGTCTCCTTTGAAGTTGGTTGGCTGGTGTGATACATACGATAAAAAAAGAAAATCAAAAGCGAAGAACAACAGAAGCGCCGGCACTTCATGCTATTTCGTGGGAAAGTCTAGAAAGGGCCCTCGGGGGAAAAACGGTCGTCCGATTCGTAGTGATAGTCTACACACCTACTTTTCTCAGTTTTAGAAGCTTGATCACCGTGACGGCCAGACCCTCTCCCTTTTCTCAGTTTTAGAAGCTTAATCACCGTGACGACCAGACCCTCCCTTTTCTCAGCTTAGCGACCTAGTTGAGACAATCGATTTCTGGACACACAGATGTTTGCTCCATATTCGCTCTATATGGACTTTTCGCGTTCTCGTGAGCTTTCATACTCCCTTCTTTTTAAAATCGAGTACGCAAGCCGTTTTGGAGACCATACAAGCCTTCTCGCTAGAAAATATAACTCCTGTGGTTCTAAAAGGCTATTTAAGGAAACGCTTAAATAGAAAGGCTAAAAAAAACGAAAAAAGTATTTACTTTTCTGTGTTTCTGCGTTATGGTTTGTATATGAGTAATATTCACGATCATAAGGTTAACGCCTGCCGCTTCGACTATGAATACTTGGGGAAGTCCCCCGAGGAATTAGCCGCGCAGTATGAGTTTCCAATCGTCCACCTCAAGGATGAAATAGAGCTGAAAGGGTGGGTCCGCAAAATTGAGCCCACCGATATGCCGGATACCTCGGATATCCAGGCTTTTGCGGACCAGTTAGAAAAGCTGACGCGATCGAAACTTAGCATAATTTCACTATTTAGGCAGATCGATAATCAATCGTTATACGCAGAAATCGAACGCTCTCTGTTGAAAAAAATTCTGGAAGTATCAGCTGAAGTAGATGTCACGGATAGCAAAGCGGCTTCTAAGCTGGTCAGTCTCGCTAAAGCCGTACAAAGTATACAGGAACGCGAGCCGATTAACTTGGCTGATTCCTTCAAAGATGCTCTTGCTGCCCAAGGCAACGGCGTCGTAGTTAATATAGCCAATGTGGTCCAATAATGGCTATTGAATTACCGATCCTCCCGCTACGTAATTACCAGAAGCCCCTCTGGAATTACATGATGAAGGATACCCCTGGATTGCGCGCAGTGACCGTATGGCCCCGAAGAAACGGCAAAGACTTAACGGCAGTCAATATACTAGCCGCGAAAGCTCTCAAGCGTAAAGGGCTGTACTTATATATAGCACCATTTGCCAACCAGGTGCGATCGATTATTTGGGAAGGCAGCGACGGAACTGGTAAAAGGTTCCGCGATTATATCCCACCAGAGGTGGTGGAGCGTACTCTAGATCAGTCGATGAAGCTCTGGCTGGTCAACGGATCGCTAATTCAGTTAGTAGGATCGGATAACCCAGATGCGATAGTTGGCACTAACCCCATAGGCTTGATTTTCACTGAGTTTTCGCTCCATAAACCTGGAGTATGGCAGTTTATGCGGCCAATTCTGGCTGAAAATGGCGGCTGGGCCTTGTTTAACGGTACGCCTCGTGGAATGAACCACTTCTACAATATGGCTATGATGGCCAAAGGAAACGACAAGTGGTTCTATGAAAAGCTCACCGCCCGCGATACTGGCTTTCCGACGGTAGAGCAGATCGAAGAAGAACGCAAAGATGGAATGCCAGAATCGCTGATCGACCAGGAATTTTACACCAGCTGGACAGCCTCCAGTGAAGAAACGCTGATACCGCTCGGAAAACTAGAAGCTGCCGTAAATCAGAACCTGTTACCTAGAGACTATAGTTTTGCTCCTAGGATAATAGGCGTTGACCCGGCCTATGCTGAAAATGGTGATCGAGCGGTTATCATGCGCAGGCAAGGTCGGAAATGGGAAGACCCGGAAGTATATCGCGGTATTGATCCTATGGCCCTGGCCACGAGGGTAGCGGAGCACTTGAGAGCTTGGAAAGCCCACTACTGTTTCGTGGACGCAGGGCGCGGTGAAGCCGTCTGGTCAAGACTATTTCAGCTAGGCTACCAAGATCGGGTTATACCGGTAGACTTCGCAGGAAAGACCTACGACCGACTCTGCCATAGGAAAAAGGACGAAATATGGAATCGCATGAAGTCCCATATTTGTCATCCGACTTCTCCGGCTTGGCTGCCAGAGGATCAGCCTGATTTAATTCGAGACCTCAGCGCCTTGACCTTTGTCATAAACGACAGGGGCAAATTGCAAGTCGAGAGTAAAAGTTCGCTTAAGAGTCGCGGATTTGCGTCGACAGACTTAGGAGACGCCGCGGCTCTGATGTACTCAGAAGACCTAGACGAAGAACCCATTCTGGCCAAAAGTCTCCAAGACGAAGGTATTACGCCAGAACTACTTCGTAGAGTGCACGACGACGCCGACAGATCGGCCCGTGAAGCTTATGACCCGCTGGGGTTTATGGAAAATTACGAGAGTACGGAGGGGAGTTTCATATGAATGCGCCATCTCAGACAGCTACATCCTCTACTAAACCGGCACACAATTCTCCTTCTGCATTCTGTGTGACTCCTCTCCTTACGTTACTTCCTGACCAGGTGCAGTACTATTTCCAGAGAATGTCTTTAGAAGACACTCTTAAGTATAGGTTTAGCGACATAGAAAACCCTCAGTGGCTAGACGTATTAGAAGTTATTCAGCGCCTAGGCAAGCAGATGTACTTCGTCGAAGAAGAAGGAGAGCTGCTTGGGGAGTTCACCTTAGAGGGGTTTACAGGGAGGGCAGCACAGTCGCACTTCAGTACCTCCCCGGATATTGACACCAAGAAGCGGATAGCGATAGGCCGATTTGCTGCGGAGTACACACTAACTAGGGAACGCCCGGATGGCAGTGGCTATTTCTTAGATGCTTTGTACGGCTTGACGCCGCTCGTTAATCGCGCCGCTTGTATATTTGCGCTAAAGATCGGGTACAAGAAGCAGGGCATTTTGCCAAGTGGTATTATATATAACGGAAAGCCTACTGACTGTATGATATCAGTATGCACACGGGAGAGTTTCTAATGGGCGGCGGCGGTTCAGCAGGCTATAGTTCATCAGGTAAAGGCGGTAGCGGCGGTAAAGGCAATATGGGTACCGTAGAAGCCATTATGAACCCAGTGGGATATGTAATACCGGAGACCCGAAAGTGGGACCCTGTTACATCTCTAGTAGCCCCAAAAATAGATAAGGTTCTCGGTACTGAAGCGGGCAACAAGCAATATGAGCAGCAGTGGAAAGATTATTACGCCCAAAGCGCCAATATAGAAAAAGCCAAAGATCTGTCTCAGTATCATAAAACTGGCCAAACAGCGCAGGCTGAACGTAGGGTTGCTCCTAAGCCAAAACAAACTACTTCACTTCTAACAGAGGACGACGAATAATGGGTGGCGGTGGAAAAGGAGGGAGTTCAGCTCCACAGTATACTTCAGCGGATGCCTATAATCTGGGCCGAAGCATGAAGGAAGGCAATAAAGGCATGTCTGGATTTGTCGGATGGACTCCCGACATGGAAGGCTATGACTATGTAGCTCAGGGCTACCTCGATGCGCATAATGAAAAAGTGGCCATGGAAAACATGAAGATGATGTTTTCTCAAGGCCAAGAAAGCCAAGCTAATGCGTATGCTCAGATGCAAGCTGCGCAAGCTGAAGCTATGGAAGAGGCGCGTATTGCGGGTCTTACAAGCAAGCGAGATGCTATGATAGGCGGGTATTTCGATGCGGCCAATTCCGCGACGACTTACGTGTCTGAGAAAATAGCCCAAGAGAAAGCCAATGCCGCGCTCATGGGGGTGGATTATAGCATGACGGACGAATTGAAGAATGAGCGCATATCAAATTACTTCAGTTCACTCTGGTCAGAAGGGAATCAGTCAGAGCTAGAAGCGTCGTTCGGAGAAATTGGGGCTGGAGATTTTGAACAGACTATCTGGCGAGGCAAAGGCGTAGAGGCTGAAGCCCCAGGGTCAGTAGGCGAGCAGAAAGCTGGGGGCAGCATAACCCCTAAGTCGGCTAAGAAAACCTTAATAGACGATGAGGCAGCCCTAGGGGCTAACACATCGATACTAGGAGCATAAAATGGGCGGAAAAGGTGGAACAGCTCCGCCTCCTGCGGCAGTACCACAGTCAAGTGGTATGGACATGGGAGCGATGATGGGGCTAATGCAAATGATGATGCAGTCTAATCAACAGCCCATGATGCCTATGAGCGTGCCTCCACCCGAGGTAGCTACAGCAGAACCAGTAGATTGGTCAGCTCAAATGGAAGAGCTAGGCAATAAGGCTAAAGCTGAGGAAGCTGCTATAGAACGCAAAGGGCGTATGGATACTATACACTCTTCACTTACCGATGAAGACGAAGATACTGAAATGAATACCAGTCTCTTGGGAACCGAATGAAAAAGGACATAGACATAACTAGTCCAGAGCACCCTCTTAGCTATACTAAGGTTATGGCGGCGTACCAAGAAGCTCGTAGTGAGAGAGTCGAATGGGAATCTGACTGGCGTATGATTACGGAGTACCTTACCCCCGGTCGCGGTATCTACCAGGTGTATTCTAAGCCACGCAAGAGAAGCTTGACGACTAAAAAAGTGATAAATACTATAGGCGAAGACGCCCTATATGTTCTCACTTCAGGGATGCATTCGGGGTTAACTTCGCCCTCAAGGCCCTGGTTCAAGCTCGACTGGGCAGATGACAATATTAAAGGCTTTGAGCCGTTGAAAGCTTGGCTTCAAGACTGTGAAAAAAGGCTGAATGCCGCGCTACACCAAAGTAATTTTTATAGTATCATCAATTCGTTCTACATAGAGTACGCCGGGTACGGCACCGGAAGTATGTATGTAGGAGAGGATTCTAATACCGATTCTAATCCGTTCCGATTCGAATTGCTAACAGCCGGCGAATATGCCTTTGCTGTAGGAGCGGACGGCCGCGCGGAAGTGTTCTTTAGGACTATCATTAAGACTCCTAGACAAGTCGTAGAATCGTATCCCGATAAGGCTAGTAAATCGTGTAAAGATATTGTCTCGAATAATAAAGCAGGTATAGACGTAGCTAACGTCATATTGGTAGAATATACTGTTCGTAGGCCTCACGGTGTGATGCCATTTACTAAAGTGGTATACGAAGTGGCCTCTGGTAACTCAGCCAGCAGGGCGGTCCAGAATTCTACTCCTAATGAGCCGTTAGAAGTCCGAGGGTTCTACGAGTTTCCATACCCGATAGCGCGATGGGGAACCATAGGATCCGATATATATGGTATAGGCCCCGGCTCAAGGGCTATTCCGCATATACGAAGACTTCAGGAGATGGAAAAGTCGTTTCTAATGGCCACTCATAAAACCATCGCGCCGCCCTTGAATATACCTGCGCGTATGAGAGGTAAGTCCAATACGATGCCCGGGGGGTTGAACTATTACTCCAACCCTAATGAAGTTATAACTCCTGTTATGCAAGTTCGTTTCGACTTTCAGGGCGTAAGTGCGGCCATTGAAAGAGTTGAGCAGCGTATACAAAGGAATTTTTTCAACGATATATTTTTAACGGCATCTCGTGACCCTAATGCTTCTCCGCTTAAGGCCACTCAAGTGAATGTGCAAGAGCAGGAAAAGATGCTGCGGCTTGGACCAGTGATCGAAAGGCTGCAGCATGAGTTTTTACAGCCCGTAATCGAGCGCTGTTTTAACATAATGTTACGCAAGGAGCGGTTCCAACCGTTATCGCCAGAATTAGCTGAGATAGCCGGGGACTATAGTATATCTATGATTAGTCCTTTGGCCACGGCGCAACGCGGAATAGCTATGAACGGGATAAATTCCTTCATGGGTTTTGTCGGCCAAGCGGCTCAATTCGATCAGACGATATTGGATAATATAAATGTCGATGAAGCAGCCCGGGAAATGGCTGATATTTCAGGAGTAGCTTTGGGAGTATTAAGGCCTCAATCAGAAGTTGAAGACCTAAGGCGTAAAAGAGCTCAAGCCCAAGCTCAGCAGCAGAAAGCCGAGCAACAAGCTCAAGTAGCTCAATTACAATCGGGAGTCGATGTACAGGATGCTACTACGCGTAAAACCGCGGCTGAAGCTGGCCAAATAAATATGGAAACTCAGCAATTAGCCCAAGAACTGGGGATGCTATAAAATGAATCCTTTAGAAATAGAACAGCGTAGGTTAACCCAGGAGTACAAAAAAGAGCGCTCTCTTTTGCTTGCAAAGGCTAAAGAAGTAACAAAGAGCGCCGCTGGTAAAGACCTGATATGGGAAGTACTAGCTATGTGCGGCCTATACGAATCTACGTTCACTGGGAACTCAGCTGGGGCCTATAAAGAAGGGCGAAGGTCTATCGGCCTAGAACTTCTAGATTTACTTAACGAAATGGATAGCTCTTTTTATCCTAACCTTTTACTTAAAAAGCAGGAGAAGTTATGACAGTAGAAACTCAAGCACCGTCACAGGGAAATGAGACTCCATCTGGTCCCGAACAAACCCCACCTAACCCAGCCCAGGCAGAAGCGCCTGTGGCGCCTATATCTGAACCTACTGGAACTCCACCGAGCTCTACGGAAGGCGAGCAGGAAGCCCCTGTCCAACGCGTCGTACCAGCTGCGGACGGTTATCAGTTAGGAGAAGGAGTACCGGCACAGCTAGGAGAGATATTCAATAAGCTAGATATGACTCAAGAGCAGGCGCAAGGTGTGCTTAAGCTAGACCAAGCACGTAGCGCAGCAATGGCCAGCGCCTTAAGGACGGCTGGAGAAGCTCACATTAAATCTTGGGGAGAATCTGCTGAAACGAATATTAATTTGGCTAAGCGAGGCATGAACCACTTCGACCCTACAGGACAGCTAAAACAGGTTCTTAACGATACAGGATATGGGAACGATCCCAGACTCCTGGAGATGTTCTTTCAATTCGGACGACGAATGGAAGAAGGCGGATTTCTAAAAAGCGCGGTTAACACCCCCGCCAGTAATCCGAAAGACGTAGCGCATATGTGGTATCCCAAGGATGCCCCTAAAGACAAACAATAATAAAGGATAAACATCATGGCATATGATCCAACAGGGAGCTGGCCTACACTATCAGTTCTCGCAAAACAGCTCGATTCAACCGGTATGCTCGCGCCAGTCGGCGAACTTCTCAATGAAACCAATCCAATTCTGGATGACATGCCCTTTTATGAGGCCAACCAGACTACTTCCCATACCCACGTAGTTGACGCTACCATCCCTGAGGGAACTTGGCGTAAACTTAATTATGGTATCAAGCCTAAGCACGGAACTACTGCCCAGGTATCTGATACCATCGGCCTTCTGGAGCAGCGCTCAGAATGCGATCTTGTATTGGCCAGAATGTCCCAGGATGTTGCGAAGTTCCGGATGAATGAAGATCGTCGTATTTTGGAAGGACTTAACCAGCAACTGGCCGAAATGCTGTTCTACGGCGATTCTGTAACTACTCCGGAGGGCTTTCTCGGGCTAGCCCCGCGCTACGATGTGCTTGGGCAACCCGCCAATAAACCTACAGCGAATACCCAGGGCATGGATCATGTACTGTCTCTTGGGGGTACCACTGCGGATGTTCAGTCCTCCATCTATCTTATAGGCTGGGGCGAGAATTCGGTATTTGGTATCTATCCCAAGGGCTCACCAGCGGGTCTGGAGCGCCAGGACTTGGGGGAGATTGACTGCCGCGATGCTGACGGTGGCGTATTCCGAGGATTGGCTACCCACTATCGCATTCAGCAAGGCCTTGCTGTAAAGGATTGGCGATATATCGTTCGTATCGCTAACGTGGAAGTAGGCGCTATCATTGACGAAGCAGCCATTAATAATATTATCGATGCGATGATCGATGCCACCAATGCTATTCCGCATCTTGGGTCTTGTCGGCCTTCGTTTTACATGAATAGGCAGGTACACTCTCGTTTGGAAAAGGCGATGTATCGTAAGTCTAACATGGCTCTTAACTTGAGCGATGTATACGGAGTCCAGAACCAGCTTAATATTTCTGGAATCCCCCTCAAAACCTCAGACGCATTGCTCGCTACCGAAGCAATCGTCACTGCATAAGGAGATATATCATGGCTATTCTTGACCATCAATTGGCTGTAGCAACTACAGTTGCTGTAGACCTTGGAGTATCTGGTGCGGGCCGCCAAATAGTTCTTCAGATGAAGGGCATTACTACTACGGCTACCGTAACCACCTGCGATACTGAAGGGGGTGCCTATGTGGCGCTGTGTGTATTCAGTTGTTTGACCGCTCCAGTAATGGAAGCCCGGTTGCCCAGTACTACTAAGCAATTTATTAAAGTCGCCTTTGCTGACGGCACCGTAGATATCATTCTGGATTCTTCTCAGACTAACGGGTAACCCATAATGCTCTCCTCTCGAGGGAGGAGAGCGCAGGAGTAAAGCATGGACAAAGTAACGATAGCGAATATAAAGCTCAGGGATGACTATCTGGGGCTTTCTGTAGCTAATAAAGCCCTGGTTGACACCGCGTTAGTCGCTATAGCAGCAGCCATAGCGGGCAGCGTAGTGACGGATAAGGACGGTCAGCAGGACAATATCTGCTCACTATTTTTAGAAGCGGTTAATCAACAGGTGGTAGCATAATGAAATGTACATGTAAGCGTAAATGTTTTTCTAAAGACCCGGTATCCGGGCGGAATAAAATATTCTCAGTAGGAGAAGTAGTAGACTTCGAGAAGTGCCCTCCGCATTTTGTAGTCCTGGATAGCGCAAGCATTAACTTTGCTACTGCGTCGGAAGAGGAGTTGCTGAGCGCTAAATGGTCTTTAGCGGAGGCCAAAGAGGCTATGCAAGAGGCTTTTAACTTCAAAATCACAGCTAAAAATAAAGAGGCTATTGTAGCCCAAATTCTTGACGCCCGAGATCGATATATTGGCGAAGAGGCTTTACCTCCTAAGGCTGAGTAATTACCATGGTAATGTCTAAGGTAAACATATGCAATCAGGCCCTTGCCGCTATTGGAGAGGCGTCAATACGCGACTTTGATGAAGGCAACAAGAGGGCTAGAATGTGCGATAGGTTCTATGAGGCCACTAGGGCCTATTTATTGGCCCAGTTTGATTGGCCTTTTGCGCGAAGGCAAAAGGCCTTAAATAAGCTCGCCGAGCCCCTAGATTGGGTACCAGACGGTGTGTTTACCTATGCTGTACCGGCCGATTGTCATCAGCCTATCGACCTGTGGCCTGAAGGAAGCCTAACTGAATGGGAAATACGAGGACGAGAATTACATTGTACTCTCGATAGCGAGAAGACCCCGGTAGTTCTAATGTATATCCAGAACGTGACAGACCCCTCGAAGTTTTCTGCGCAGTTTGTTAACCTTCTAAGCGTCGCTTTAGCAGTTAGAATTTGTCTACCCCTTACGCAGGATAAAGAGCTCACTAAAACTTTATTCCAGCAATACACGGTAGAGAAAACCGACGCCTGGGCAACGGATGCAGCTATGGGAAATAGGCATCTGGCCAACAATGAGAATCCCGCGCTAGATAGCTTCGTCGATGCCGATTTTTCTTTAACGGCTTTCAGAACTGGAGAATATAGCTAAATGGCTATGGGCGGCGTACATAGAATAAAGCATACCTTTACGGCTGGAGAGCTCAGTGAAAGGCTGGGCGCTCGCCTAGATTTCGATCGTTTTAAGAACGGGTGCAAGAAACTCAGGAACATGACCTGTCAAGTTCAGGGCCCCGTAACTCGAAGGCCGGGTATGCGATTTTTATATGACCTAAATGAAATTTATTTCGATACGGCTGTGGCCAGGGTAAGGATGATTCCTTTCGTATTTAGCGAAACCCTAGCGTATACCCTTATATTTTTTCAAGCCGAATCCGGTGAGATATATATGGTTATTGGTAGCGACGATGGTCTTATCGTCGGTACTGGGGCCACTACGAGCTATACGAAAACCTTAAAGCAGCTATACGAGGGCACTGGAGAAGATAATGTCTTTACTTTCCCAGTCGGAGAGACCTATAATAGCTCTATAGTGTCCCTCATAGATACCGATTCTGTACGTACCGAGTTAGAAGAAACCACCGATTACACGATATCGGTTGTAGACAATTCTATTACTGTAAACGTGTCTAACGTGCTAGAAGCTGAGTATATCGAAATCGATATATCTCTAACTACCCCGGCTATCCCGATCGGCACTATAGTAGCTTTAGACCTCCCTGTCGGCTTCAATATAGAAGAGTTCGATTATGCCCAATCGCTAGACGAAGTATATATAGCTCAGCCTAATATGCAGCCCATCGTGATAATTAGAAACTCAGCCGAACACTGGGCCTGGGCCGATCTTAATTTTAAGTGCTACCCGGACGAATGGCCTGTAGACCCTATAACTCGAGAACCTGACTATACCGCCGCATCTAATTGGCCAGAAACTGTAACTTTTCATCAACAGCGCCTTATGTTCGGCGGCAGTACGATGCATCCCCAGACCTCATGGGCTAGCGCGGCGGGCGATTATCTCAATTTCGGAGACTTCGACGGCGTCGGCTGCTCTGGGGTGAATGCAGCGGATAGCATAACCTACAGGCTAGACTCAGGCACGATGAATAAGATTAAGTGGATGATATCGGTCAAAGTATTGGCAATCGGTACTATCGGTAACGAATGGACCGTACAAGGTGCCGGGCAGGCTTCTATGGCTCCCCAGTCATTGCTAGCGCAGCGACAAACCAATATGGGCAGCGAGAAAATTAAACCCCTTATGGTTGGACTATCCACCTTATTCGTAGAACGCCATGGCAGAACTATAAACGAGTTTAAGTACGAATACACAACGGACTCCTATGAGACTTCAGACCGTTCGGTTCTCGCTACACACTTCACGGACTATTATTCTATTGTGGATTGGACATTCCAACAAATGCCTGACCAAGTTATTTGGATGGTAAGAGAAGACGGCGCGTTGCTCGGCTGTACTTACCAGCGAGAGCATAAGGTAGTAGGTTGGCATTTACACGATACGCTGGGAGAATTTAAAACCGTATGCTCTATCCCTGGTAAGAGTCGGACCGATGAAGTATGGGCTATAGTCAAACGTGTTGTATCGGGCGAAGATCATTATTTCGTGGAAAAAATGGAAGATGAATTTACTGGTGTAACAGCGGCAGAAGGCAGATTTCTCGATAGCCATCTAGTACTTTCTCCGACAGGGACCCTGGTTTCAGGCCTCGGCCATTTAGAAGGCCTTGAAGTAGATATATTGGCCGACGGCACTGTTCACCCTTCTAGGATAGTGGAAAGCGGCCAGATATCCTTGGACAGCGACGGGTATACCGAAGTTGTGGTAGGCCTTCCATATGTTAGCGAAGTACGACCCTACTTGTCAGACATACCTACGAGTAGCGGGACCAGCTTTGGAAGGATGCAGAGAATTACGGACGTAGATATTGACTTCTATAAGACGCTAGGAGGCTATATAGGGAGATACGATAGTGAGGATGGAGACGTCGAAGAAGAGCTAATGTTCAGGGTACCTGCTGACCCAACCGGCGAGCAGGTTCCGTTATTTAGCGGCATTTATCATTACCCTTTCTTAGAAGGTTTTGATAGGACCGCAGAATATTTCATAAGACAAAAACAGCCCCTGCCTATGACCGTACGGGGTGTAGTTGATACCGTGGAGGTAGCCATATAATGGTCTGGCCTTTAATAGCTATGGCCGCTGTGTCCGCTGTCGGCTCTGTAGTATCGGCTAACCAAGCTTCAGCTCAAAACGCCGAGCAACAAGCCTGGAATAATTATAACGCCCAAATGGGTTATAATAATAATATGGCCAATATACAGTCGCAAACAATGCTTGGTATATTTAACGCCGCTATGCAAATGAAAGCTGCTAATATGAATGCCTCAGCGGCCTTAGATGTTGCAGCATTTAACGCACAGCAAGTCGAAGATACCGTAGCGTATAATAATCTGCTCCTAGAAGAAGAGCTCCGACTTCTTTGGGAAGCCGAGGGGCTGGAGCAGGCTAGCCTAGAGCGTATGCGAGCAAGGGAGCGCGGTGAAATAGTTGCGGCTCAAGCTAGCTCAGGGATAACTATAGGCGAAGGATCGCACCAAGACGTAGTCGTGGCGCAAAGAAGTCAGGAGGCTATGGATGCCTTCGTGATACGCCATAACGCAGATATAGGAGCCGCTAAAATACATAACGCCATGGCTCAAGGCTCCTGGCAAGGACAAATGCAGGTGCAAAAAATAATGTACGAGGGCCAAATGGGGGCCGCTATGTCTCTCAATAACGCAAGGCTAGGAGCCCAGGCGAGCTTAATGGAAACTGCGATAACTGGTCAAGCTAATACCCGGACTGCAGGATATCAGCTGAGTGCTGGCATATCTGGAGCTACACAGCAGTTTTCGTCTAATCAGGCGCAGATTTCTAGCAACTTAACCCAAGGGTTATTTAGCGCTGCTTCTAGCGCGGTAGGGTCATACTATGGCGGAAAAACCGTGCCGGTAGGAAGTAGTTCTTCCGGCAGCCTACTGACTGGGACTTCTACCTATGATCTTGATTACGGGGGCACTCTTAACTAATGCCAAGCATATCTTTTAACTTAGCGTCGCAGCGTATGAATACGGGCGGGGCCCCCGGCGGGCTTAGTCCCGTACTCCTTGATGGCTCAATAGGCGCGAATACCAGAGCTCCACGAGTTAATGTTAACGCTGGCAATACCCAATGGAGTAATATGGCTGTGCCAGAGGTGCGGCCTGATAGAACAATTCAGCAGATAGCTGAAGCTGGCATGAGCATGACCCGCGCAGCTTTAGAGTATCAAGACCGAGTTGACACGGCTGAGGCAAGCCAGAGGCTCCTGGATTATGAAGACCAATTAATGGCGATAGCGTCAGGGGACCAAGGATATCTGTACACATCTGGCCAGGAAGCCGTTAATACATATCAGAGTGTCGCAGCAAAAATAAAAGAGCTCGCCGCTTCCGCTATCTCCGGGGCGGGGGACGCCGTTAAAGCCAAGATGCTGCCGAAATTGCACCAGGTATCTAGCAATTATATATCGAAGAGTGCAGAACATAAAGCTCAGCAGCAGACGGTTTGGGAAAAAAACATCCAGCAAAACAGCCTCGAGCAAGAGCGTACTAAGATGTTACAGGCCTCTAATGACCCTGCTGAGTTTAATGCTCAGCTAGTCGAGACCTTAGAAAGCGTCGATGTGTTTTACGCGGCGCAACCCGAATTGGCTGAGAAAACTAAGCGGGCCCTTAAAGAAGACGCCTATCTATCGGCAGCGGCTCAGCAGGCCGATTTGAATAACTTCGCTCTAGCTGCTGAGTATGTTATGCAAGGCGTAGCAAGTAACGTAGACCCTCAGAAAACTGCAGCTGCTTTAAGCAGGGTCGAAAGCGCGATGCTAGCACATAATTCTCGAATCTCTACAGCTGCGCGACAGAATGCAGCTGACCATAAAGCTCAAGAAGAAATATATAACCATAACGTCTTACGGTCCGCCATGTCAACAGGGAATCGATCTGCTATTGGCAGTATAGTCGACCCAGTTGAGCAGATTAAGTATGAAAAGTTGTTTGATGATTTTGTAAGTGGAAGGCCGTCAGACCCAGGAGCTGATATAGCTCTGCAAGCACTAGCTTCTGAATATACACATAACCCTGACGCCGTATTGTTCCAGGAATTACCAGTTTATGTAAGCGCGGCAGATCGACAAGCCCTTCATACGCGAATGCTTAGCGATCGAAAATTGAATATAACCCAGCAGCGAAAAGAAGCGAATGCATTCGTAACTAACATGATTAGCCTTCCTCCCGGCTTAGCTAAACCTTCAGCTACGGATCTTGCTTATCAGGACGACGAGGCAATTGCGTATGCGACGATGGAGCGCGCTGTAGCGGACCAAAGAGCCTATTGGTCTTCTCGGTTCAATCAAGCCTTAGACGACTCGCGTACTAACCCTAAAGAAAATGCAACAACTGCGGTATTACGAGTAAAATCGGAGATGCTTCAGGAGTTAGAAGCGCAAGGGTTATCTAAACAAAACGTATCTATGGTCAGAATACCTGAAGCTTCTTTAAGGGCTATTCCAGGGCTAAATTTCGGAGGGCTTCTTTCGATTACTAAATTGGCTCCTCGTGAACTGGGTGAAGTTGATTTAGATAAAGTCTACAAGTACGCCGAGCTAGACCTCTTAGCTAAGTATGGCTTAGACCCAGCGAATCCGGCAGAAGTAGCCGCTAAGTTGATGGAAGATTCAGCTATGCGACGGGATATTAAACGCGATAAGTACCAATTGTATCTTCAAAAGCAGTATATCCTACAGACTAAACGACAAGGCGCAACTAATGCAGAATAGCTTTCAGGCCAAACAAGACATAATTGATTTGCTGGACCCTAGTGGGCCCTTAGGCTTAGACTTAACCGGGGCTCTCCAGGCTCAAGTCCAACGCAAGGAAGCTGAAACTCAAGCTGCTATAGAGGCCCAACGAGCTAGTCAAGAGGGCCAGCAAGCCGAGGCAACCGTAGCGGCAGACAAAGCTATTATGTCCGGAGCCTCGACGCCAGGTCAGCCTTTTGAAGCTATCTCGCCGGCAGAGATTGCGAAGGCCGAATCTGTACCCGTAATGCCTAGGCCGTCGCTGAACGAAGAAGCTGAGGCGGCTAAAGCCGAGTTCGAATCAGCCGTAGAGGCTGAGAGCCCTGAGCGGGAGTTGCGAAAGGCCGCTGGAGATGACGCAATACCGCCGGAGGTTGCCTCGCCTACAGAAGCGATAGTACGCCAAAAAGGCGACTGGAAAGATAGTGGTCTGCCTGGGTCGAACCTATTTGAAACCTCCAAAGACGCCGCAGAATATTTCTTGAGTATCGGGGACGAAATGTCCGCAGCGATAGCATCTGGCCAGAATCCTAAGGGCTTAGTAGAAACTACGTCTCCCGTGGAGTTTGCAGTTACGGGTATGGGGGCCCTCGGAGCTATGGCGGTTAATCAAGCCCGGCGGGCTACTGGTAAATATCTTGGAGGCTATGCTACTAAAACCTATGCCCGGTACATGAAATCCTTTGCTGCAGGGTCTCCCGTAGAGTTTGCCGCAACAATAGGGGCTGAGGAAATTGCAGAAGACCATCCTTTTGTAGGCATAGCCGCCGAAGTTTTGTTCGGAGTAGGCACAGGAGTAGTGGCTGACTTGGCTACTGGGGCTTTCACACCGCGCCTAGCTGATACCGTCACTGAAGCTGTCGAAGAGGTCGTGAAGGAGAAATTTTCTCGCGCCGAGAAAGACGCCTATTACTCTAGCTATGCGTACCGGACTATGAGGTACTCAGACCGTGCCGTAATCCCGGAGATGAATTTAACGGCTAAGCAAGTTGATAGCGCCCTAGCGTCTTTAAAGGCAGATGTGGCTAAAGGAGACCTGCGAGATCCAGATACCCGCGAAGTATATAGCCGAGCAATTGCTAAGGCCCAAGGGGCCGGCATGAGCCCAGAAGCCTCTGGAGCCGCGGCTTCTTTGGAAGCGAAGATATCAGCTATTGCCGCGGGTTCCCCAGTTAATCCAGACAACCCTGCCGCATCTGCCGCATCTGCCTTAGTTAGCCCAGATATGCCTAGCATACCAAAGGATAGCGCAGCAGATCGGCTAGATGCACTCGCTCCGAAGTCAGAAGTTATTAGGCCCGCCGAGGCAGTGTCGGAACTCGGGCAGAAAATAAGGGCCTCGAAATACCGGGCTGTTCGCGATAAAATTAAGGCTAGCTGGTACGGTCCTAAAAATGAAGACTTCACAGAAGATGTTGTAGGCCTGTTTAACGCGCAGCTTAAAGCTGCACGTGTAGCCGGTACCCCTATATCTGGTAAAGCCGCTAAGCAATTATACGCGGACATAGAAGCTGGGGTTAGACGCCAATATGACGAAGCTATAGATTCAGAAGCTTGGAAACGCATCCAGCAAATCGAAGCGACTCCCTGGGTATCGCAGTTGAGAGCTGGTTATGTTAGGGGCCTCTCAGGGGCTGAAGATCGTTATGAAGTAGCTCCAGGTAGTATTATACGCCGGGAACAGCGGGTAGGCGATACTACATCGCCGTACCAGTACAAAGACTGGGATATAACAGACCATCTCGTATTTACAAAAGACGGGACTGGCATAGTCTTACAAAGCGATATGCCTAACCAGGTACCTTTGCCCGCGGCCGAAAAAGTTATTCCGCCTAAATTCGTACCTGCTATAAATTACCCGGCAGCTGTGGACCGGGCCTCGGTTATGAATATGCTGGCCAGTAAGTTTAAATACTGGGGGTCTCCCCAGCGGAAGGTATTCCATGGGCGCGGGGTCCGCCCAGACTTTCCCGCGGCAGATAGGCTAAAAGTCGATACCGAGGTATGGGATCAAGCTAGCAATAGCTATATTATGGTTAAGGCCTTACCAGACTCGGAAATTGAAGCTATTGCTAAGCTATACGGCTGGAATGACAGTAGAGTAACTGGCTACACATATCAGGATTCTGCTCCAAGCCGAATATCAAGCGACCACGTGGATACTACAGTAAATCTGTTACCTGAAGATGTATTGCGCGGTAAGAATGCGTTCGACGAGATGGAGGTCACAAACCCTGGCTGGTTTGACAAGCAGAAGAAGTCGGAGGGAGAAAAAGACGCCAAGTTTTATTTAATGAGCGGGGCCTTACAGGCTTATAAAGCGCAGCGAACTGCGTTTTTAAAGCAGATGTTCGATGTGACTGCTCAGCGCATGGGCGAAGGCGAATCTAACAAGTACTATAACAGCATGGTAGAGCGCATCGCAGTAATGCGGAACGATATCCTGAAAGATATTAAGGTGTTAGAAGGCACAAACTACGGCCCTTATGCCAAGCGGACATATCTAGCCTTTGGCGACATGCTGGCTGGCACTAACAGGCTAGGCCTGACCACGAGGCTTAGTGAAAATCAGGTAAGAACCAAAGCCTTATGGGAATACGAGCAATTTACTCGTAAAGGCCCAACCGACGCGGAGAAGATAGATACTGCAATTGCGCAACGTATGGAAGATGCAGGCGAGTCTTACGACGAAGCGGCGGAATTTCTTGCGAACAGCGAAATTTATAGCGACGCCGCCCAGGCTGGACAAGTTGCAGATATTGCTGGGGTTCCCATGGGCGGTCGAATAATCGATACAAATATCGAGGGGCCTATTTCTAAACCTCGAGAGAGATCAACCGGCCCAGCGTCATTTGAAGGCATCGGGCGAGTAGTATTAGACTTAGACGATGACGCTTTAAATGCGAAAGTGATATATATCGAAGACCACTTCGGCGTACGGTTCGCGGACGACTTGTGGGATGCCTCTGCGGCTGGCGGGTCCGGGAAGCTAAATATATGGCGTATAAATACCCTGGATGACATTAATGGGTTATTCATGAGGTTAGATAAACCTATTACCCAGCAAGTCAAAGGAAAGACTATTACTACTACGATTAAGTCTGCGGCCCCTCTAATAGATATCGGGAGAACCTTTGGGCTAGAAGCTAGTACCAAGCACTCAGCTGATATGGTACAGCGAATAGCCCTAGTAATGAAGGACGTTGTACAGCAAATGGACCAAACAGCCAAAGGGCTAGCTTCGAACCCTGCTGACTTACCCGCAGCCGTAGCTTGGGCTAAATTACGGGGTATTTACAACCTGATGGCATCTAGCTTAACAGGTGGTAAAGCCTCTAAGGCTTCCATAGAAGCCCTAGGAGAAATGAACTTATATGGAAATAGCAACACTGAGCTTCTGGCCAGGGTTATGGAAGTAACTAATAAGGTAATGCCCCTAGATTCTACCGGCGCGCCAAGCGCCATTGGCTTAGCCGCTAATGCCGAGATGTTTAATGACTTGCATACGCATAAATTGAAGGCGGGGCTGTTAAAACGCTTCAACGACTTGGAGAGCCCAGGTATGACCAATCTGTATAAAGAGCAGCGCCGCCTGCATACTCTGTTAACCGAGGGCTGTAACAAATGACTATTAAGCAATTAGCATCTACCCCTTGCGGTAAAGCTGTCGTAGAGGCTAACGACCTACAATCGCTGTTAAATACCCTTGACCGCGAAGGCTTAGCTGGCGGGCCAGAGCAGCCGGCATCTACTGCAGCTAAGGCGTTAGACGGTGTTTACGAGTATTATGTAAATGCACTGTTATCCGCCCCGAGTACCCAGGGGGTTAACGCCGTGTCCAATATGGTGCCAGTTTCTACCAGGGTATTTGAAACTATGTTCGCAGCTGGGTTCTCCAAAGCCAGATCGAAATTCTGGAACTCCGAGGCCGAGCGTACTACTTTTATGGAAGCATTCGCGGAGGCTCAAGGAATTGGTGAAGGATTCAAAGAGGCTTTCGAGTTCTTAGGCATACGGTTCGGTAAGGCTGGGCTGCACGGGTCATCTGAAGAAGCCTTAGCTAAAATGAATATTCCAGAGGCCCTAGCGAAGCAAGCGAAAATTGAACGCAAACATAGAGCTATAAAGGGAAACGGAGACTCCTATATTCTAAATAAAGGCCTTGATTGGCTGGGTAATTTCGTTAATATACCTGGTGGAGCACTGGCCAGAATGGATGAAGTGTATAAGATTATTAACTACCGCGCCGAAGTGGCTAAACGAGCAATGCATGAAGCCGTTAACGAGTTCAGCGACTCCGGTAATCCAGCTAGCCGAGTACAGATACAAGAAAGATTTAAAGCTCTGAAGCAAGCGGCCCTAGATAACGTAGACTCTGATATCGCCGCTAAGGGCGTTGCAGATGCTGATCGTCGTACTTTTACAAATAGGCCAACTACGGCTATAGAAAAAGCTATGGCTGAGAAAGGGCATACTTTACCCGGGATGCGCTGGCTAGTACCTTTCCGTCGTACCATGGTGAACTTAATAAGCTACGGAGCCGGAATGACCCCAGCGCCTTTGCTTAATCCTAAGAGCCTCACATGGGCCGCACTTAAAGAAGGCGGCAGTGCCGCGGACGAAGCCTTAGGGCGCATGGCTGCGGGAACTATGCTCTTAACCGGACTATTCTATACCCTAGGGGACAGTATGGATGGAGACCCCCCCTCCAACTTACAAGCTCGTGACTTGTGGGAAAAGGATGGGCATACCCCTGATTCGATAAGAATAGGCGATAAGCGCATTAAGATAGACTTATTGGGACCGATAGGCCCTTCGCTCAAAATTTATGCGCGAATCCAGACAGCTATGTCTAATATAGACGAGGAGAACGACCCAGATGGCCAATACCATTTAACTAGGCTGGCCTCCGAGGCTTTATTCTATACTGCTGATGTTATCTTCGACGAACACTGGCTATCCACTATGAGCCAGTTTTTCACCGCTCTTTCTGACTCCTCCAAGGAAGGGGATGCTCGGGCCTTACAGGTATATGCCTCAAAATTTGGCACTGGCTTTATTCCTAATGTCGTCAAGAAAGAAGTTACTAAGGCTATAGACCCTAACATTAAAGATATCACTAATTCTTTTGACGCTGTCCTTGCAAAGTTACCGGGGCTGTCCACTAGCGTCGCTAACAAAATAAGTGTATGGGGCGACCCTATAAGGTACGACCATTTTTTAGACCCCTCATACGAAGAGGCCTCTACGGGCAAAGACCCGGTATCTGTCGAGATGCGAAAAATAGGACTAGAATTTCCTGAGCGCCGCCGGACAATAATGGCGGGAGATACAGCTATAAGAATGACCCCCGAAGAGTTTATGCAATACCAGATATGGATTGGCAAAGGCGTGCGCGGGGCTAGCCCACTGAGGGACACTATAGCTAAGCGAATTAAATCAAAGGCGTATAAGCGTATGTCGGTCTTAGGGAAAGAGCAGTACCTTAAAGACGCTATGAATGTCTATGCAGAACGAGCTAAGCAAGAGCTCTTGTATTCTCCCCAATTTTCTATAGGCCAACGGGTTAAAGGGACTAAGCAAAATTATCATAACCGTTTAAGGAGTAACTAATGACTGTACCAGCAGGGCAAGCGCCTTTAATAACCTACGCCTACTTAGGCCCCAATGATTATGACTTCCCATTTAGGGTGTTGGATTCTGGCGACCTTGAGGTGGCTATACTTGACGTATACGGAGAGAGAACTGTACTAGCACAGGGAGAAGCCTTAGATTATACCGTCACACTCCTAGGCGATGGGGATGCTGGAGGAACTGTTACAGTACTTTCTGAGCCCTCTGGAGGAACCCTCGAAATACGTAGAGATACCGTAGTTGAGCAGCCGACAGATTGGGTTAATAATAGCTCTTTCAACACCGAGTTGCTAGAAATCGACTTAGACCGGGCTATTCTCATCATACAAGAATTGCGGTCAGTTATATCTAGTAACTATGTTAGAGCCGCATGGAGAGGTACGTGGTTGGGGTATACAGAATATGCTGTAAGTGACTTAGTACAAGGAGAGGACTCTAACTGGTATGTAGCTCTTAGTAATCACACATCTTCTGACTCTTTTGAGGACGACTTGGCGTTAGGTTACTGGTTATTAGCCTTTGATGTAGGGTATGTAGAAGACCTAGCATCACAGGCAGCACAGTCCGAGGCTAATGCGTCTGATAGTGCGACAAATGCAGCATCCAGTGAAGCAGCAGCTAAGTCCTCAGAAGACAACGCTGCAAGCTCAGAAAGTAATGCTTCTCTTAGCGAGAACAACGCCGCTAACTGTGCCGCAGAATCTACAGCATCAGCCTCTAGTGCTGCAGAATCGGCGGCTGAAGCCGCTTCTCTTATCATTGTAGGGGAGCGTAGCGATGCTATAAGTACAGATTTCTATACTGCTTCTGCTGGACAGACTGATTTCTCTATAACAAAACCTACGGCTGAAGATAACATATTCGTATTTATGAACTCCAGAAAGCTTAGGCTTGATGAAGACTACACGTTGAACAGTGAAGTAGCTGCTTCTGTACTTACCTTAATCTCCCCAGCAGACGTAGGAGATGAAATAGACATAACTAGCATTAACACATACGATATATCAGGAATACATGACGATATCGCAGCAGCACTAGTGGACGCTGAAGGTAGTGCTGCCGAATCCGCTGCCAGTGCTGCTGAGTCTGCTGCCAGTGCTGCTGAGTCTGCTGCCAGTGCTTCCGAGTCCCTGAGTAGCGCTGCCGAATCCGCTGCCAGTGCTGCTGAGTCTGCTGCCAGTGCTGCTGAGTCTGCTGCCAGTGCTTCCGAGTCCCTGAGTAGCGCTGCTGACTCTTTAAGTAGCGCTGGGGATAGCTCTACAAGTGCTTCCGAGTCTGCTGCTAGTGCTGCTGACTCTCTGCAAAGCGCC